GTCTATCTCAGTTCAGCAGAAGCTGGCAAAGGTATTGTGGGCAATCAATGATACAAAAGAAGCCTATCAGAAGCTGATTCAGGAAACAGACGAGCTTGTGAAGTCTCAATTTATCGAGATGTTTGGATATCCGGGAAGAGTCGATAAAGGGTATCAATTAAAGTTACTTGGCGATGTTTGTTCTGTTGAAAGAGGCGGATCACCACGACCGATTTCAGATTTTATTACGAATGCCCCAGATGGATTGAATTGGATAAAAATTGGAGACGCCGATTCTGGTCGCTATATAACACATACAGCAGAGAAGATAAAACCGGAAGGCCTTTCTAAAACAAGGAAAGTTTATGTAGGAGATTTGTTATTATCAAACTCTATGAGCTTCGGACGTCCCTACATATTAAAGATCGATGGATGCATACACGATGGTTGGCTGGTACTTCACTTTGATGACAAGGTAATAGATGCTATATTTCTACAAACATTCCTCAGTCTACCTGAGACATTTTCGGCTTTTGAAAAAATGGCTGAGGGAGCTGTTGTTAATAACCTGAATAGTTCTGTCGTGAAGAAGCTGCCCGTTTTACTGCCTTCTATAGAACAGCAGAGAATGTACCGAGAGGTAATTAAACAGAGCGATAAATCAAAATTTGAACTCAATGAGGCAATCAAAGACCTGGATGCTATGTACAAACGGATAATTAAGGACAATCTAGGCTGATTCTGGATACCATGTAGTTTCCTCCTAACTAAATTTTGGAAGGAGAAAGCTAATGATTGACAAAATTATTCAAGAATTCGCTGGAATGATGTCCGGCGTACTGTCTGCCGAACAAAACAAAGTGGCAGCTGAAACGTTATCTAAGGTTTTACAGAAGTATACGGTTACAGAAGTGCCGGAAAAACAAACTGGGGAGCTGTTGCCAAAGTTTATATCGGCAAAACGCGTCGAGGGCTGTTCAGAGAAGTCACTGAAATATTATGAATCGACCATCAAGAACATGCTCGAAAGCATCGATAAACCGGAACAGGAAATAACGACAGATGATCTTCGCGGCTATTTGGACTCTTACCAGCAGACTAACAAGATCAGTAGGGTGACGCTTGATAATGTCCGTAGGATACTTTCTTCATTCTTTTCTTGGCTGGAGGATGAGGATTATATAGTTAAGAGCCCAGTACGACGGATTCACAAGGTGAAAACAACCAAGACCGTCAAAGAAACGTATTCTGACGAAGCATTGGAGCTCATGAGAGACCATTGTGACAACACGCGAGATTTAGCGATGATTGATCTACTGTCTTCGACTGGTATGCGAGTGGGAGAACTTGTCAAATTGAATCGTGAGGATATAGATTTTGATAATCGAGAATGTGTGGTCTTGGGAAAGGGCGATAAAGAAAGGAAGGTTTATTTTGACGCAAGAACCAAAATTCATCTGCAGAAATATCTGGATGAACGTGAGGATGAAAATGAAGCGTTATTTGTAAGTCTGCTAAAACCATTCGGTAGACTGCAGATAAGTGGTGTAGAGATCCGGCTTCGAAAAATAGGAAGCGAGCTGAACATTCCGAAAGTGCATCCGCACAAGTTCCGGAGAACTTTGGCTACGATGGCAATAGATAAAGGAATGCCAATAGAGCAAGTGCAGAGCTTGCTCGGACACCAGAGCATCGATACGACACTGCGATATGCAATGGTTAATCAGGCCAATGTCAAAAATTCCTGCAAGAAGTTCATCGGCTGATTTCAAATCTCAATTTATCGAGATGTTTGGTGATCTGATTAACGGTCCCAAGTACCCAGGGGTAAGATTTGGAGCACTCGGAGAAATGGTCACTGGTGGGACTCCGTCAAGCAAGCATGATGAGTATTTTGGTGGAGATATTCCTTTTGTATCGACGCCATGCCTGGGTAACAACTATATATCTGCAAAAGATGCTCAGAACTATTTGACAGAGGCTGGTGTTAAGAATAGCACAACGCATAGAATTCCGCCGTATTCATTAATGGTTGGCAACCGTGTAGGCGTAGGAAAGTCTTCCATAAACACATGTGAAATGTGCACTAACCAGGATATTTTGTCTTTTATCAATATCGATACAACAAAATATGATCTGCTGTTTCTAAAAAAAGTGATTGAACAATATGCGCCTTACTATGATGAGCAAAAACGAGGAGCGACAATTAAAGGCGTTCCATCAGACGTGATAAAAAACTCAATGGTTCCAGATGTCTCTTTGGAAATGCAAAAGAGTTATACGCATCTGGTAGATCAGAGCGATAAATCAAAATTTGAATTGCAGTACGTTAAAAGAAATGTAAAGGAGATGATCACATGTTCACAGAAGAAGATACAACTGAACAGATGATTCTTACAACACTCCATCGAAATGGCTGGAAGTACATCCCGGCAGAACAGATGCAACGGGATTATTCAGATGTCTACGTAGAATCGATGGTAAAGAATGCGTTGATACGCTTAAATCCTGTGATTGCGGAGGATGAGAGCCGAGCGGATGAGGTAATTTTCAAACTGCGGGCACTCTTTCTTTCAACGAATCCACAAAATCTTGTTACCCAGAATGAGACTTTCAAGCAGTTTGTGTTTGAGAAAAACTCATATCCGTTTGGAAAAGACGGAAGGCAGGTGGCTATTGAGTTCTTTGGAACAGAAATCAATGGCAAGCTGGATCAGAATGAATACGTCGTTACGAACCAGTGGGTATATCCGAAAAAAGAAGGCGGAAAGCGTCTTGATATTGTCCTTCTGATTAACGGATTTCCTGTTGCCGTAGGTGAGGTAAAGACTCCTACAAGATCCGCGATCACGTGGCTGGACGGTGCTCAGGACATCAATGATTATGAGAAGAGTATCCCGGCGATGTTTGTAGCGAATATCTTTAATTTCGCTACCGAAGGAAAGTCCTATCGTTATGGTTCAGTTTGTATGCCAGCGGCAAAGTGGGGCCCTTGGCATACGACAGATGATAAATCCGATGGCAGTCTGGCTGCAGTGAAGGGAAGCATTCAGAACATGATTACGCCTGAAAAAGTTCTGGATCTGTTCCAGTTCTTTACGCTCTTCGCAACAGACAGCAAATATAGAAAGTTCAAGGTCATCGCACGCTATCAGCAGTATGAAGGTGCCAACATGATCGTTGACCGAGTAAAGAACGGCTATCCGAAGAAGGGCTTGATCTGGCATTTCCAGGGTTCCGGAAAATCATATCTGATGGAATTTGCCGCGGTGAAGCTGCGTATGCTTCCGGAACTTAAGAATCCTACAGTCATTGTGGTTGATGACCGTCTTGATTTGGAGTCTCAGATTACGGCGCAGTTTCATTCATCAGATGTGGCCAATCTGGAAACTGCCGGAAACATTGAACAACTGATGAGCATGCTCAGACAGGATATTCGTAAAATTATCATCACGACTATCTATCGTTTCCAGGACGTTACCGAAGAACTTAGTCTGCGCGATAACATCATTGTTCTGGTTGATGAATGCCATAGAACACAGGAAGGTGACCTTGGCCGGAAGATGCGCACTGCGCTGCCGAATGCATTCTTCTTTGGACTGACAGGGACGCCAATCAATCGTCTTGATAAAAATACGTTTGTGACATTCGGAGCAACAGAAGACCGCAGCGGGTACATGAGCAAATACTCCTTCTCAGATTCGATCCGCGACCATGCCACGCTTCCACTTGAATTTGAACCGGTGCCTGTCGATCTTCATGTTGACAAAGATACGATGGACCGGGAATTTGACGTGCTCACAGATAGCCTGAATGAAGATGAAAAAGCGGAACTTTCCAAGCATGTCAATATGAAGGCTATCATCTATAACCAGAAGCGTATTCACAAAGTCTGTGCGCATATCGCAAAGCATTTCATGACTAAAGTGCATCCGAATGGATATAAAGCACAAGTCGTTGTTCTGGATCGTCCGTGCTGCATCAAGTACAAGGCCGAACTGGATAAGCTGCTCGGACCTGAGAGATCGACAATTGTCATGGATACGAATGATGACAAGGCAGATGAATACAAAGCATATGCCAGATCCCGTGATGAAGAGGCCAAGATTTTGGACCGGTTCCGTGATCCGGAAGATCCGCTTGAAATCGTTATTGTCTGCAATAAGCTTCTTACCGGTTTCGATGCGCCAATTCTGCAGTGTATGTATTTGGACAAGCCGATGAAGGACCACACGTTGCTGCAGGCAATTTGCCGGACAAACAGAACCTATGATGACGGGAAGACGTTCGGCTTAATTGTCGATTATATCGGAATATTTGACAATGTTGCCAAGGCGTTGGATTTTGATGAGTCCAGCATGAAGAAGGTCATTACCAACATCGACGAGGTCAGAAAGCAGATACCGGCATTGCTTAGAAAATGTCTCAGCTACTTTATGGGCGTGGATCGTACGCTTGAGGGCTGGGAAGGACTGATGGCAGCACAGGAATGCCTGCCGACAAACGATGAAAAAGATCAGTTCGGCGCAGATTATATTGTTCTGAACCGGGCGTGGAACGCATTGTCTCCTGATCCGGCACTGAACGCATTACAGACAGATTATGTCTGGCTGACAAAAGTGTATGAATCCGTAAAGCCGACGAATGGCAGCGGCGGATTGATCTGGGCTGCGCTTGGACCGAAAACGCTGGATATCGTCGACAATAATCTGGATGTAGGTGAGGTCCATGAGGATGAAGAAATTCTGACCCTGGACGCCGATCTGATCGATGACTACATTGCAAAATATAAGGACGCAAAGACGGCGGCGAAGAAAGTGGAAATTGACCTGGTAGCAAAAATCAGAAAGCATACAAATGACCCGAAGTATATGAAACTCGGTGATAAGCTGGAGCAGCTGAGAGAAAAACATGAGCAGGGTCTCATTAACAGCATCGAGTTCCTGAAGAGACTTCTGGAATTGGCAAAGGAAGCCGCAGAAGCAGAGAAAGAAGTCGTTCCGGAGGAAGAAGTCGATAAAGGTAAAGCAGCCCTGACGGAACTTTTCAATGGCGTAAAAAATAAGAAGACACCGGTAATTGTGGAGCGGATTGTCACCGATATTGATGACATCGTAAAAATCGTACGCTTCGACGGCTGGCAGAATACTAAGACAGGAAGACAGGAAGTCAAGAAGGCGCTTCGCAGTGTTGTATGGATGAAATATAAGATCAAAGACAAGGACGTCTTTGACAAAGCGTACAACTACATCGAGCAGTACTATTGATTCAGAGGAGGGCGGATGCTTAGTGGCATATAAGAGTTTCAAAGAATACATAGAAACCAATTATAGCGATCTTCTGAAACATGAAATAGAAGAATTTATTCAAGGGCACCACGATGGGCAGGGTTTTCATTCGCTAAATGTTATTTCACTGCTTAAGCAGCAGGTTGAAAATCTGCAGGTGATGAGTCTGAGCTGCCACGTGGATATTGAGCCAAGAATTATTATTGATGTTCATGTAAGAGCAGATATTGTCTCTAAAGGGCTGGGAACGTCAGATTATAATGCAGACCGTAAAACAAGATGGTTTACGGTCTGCCTGAAGGCCATTCTTAGGAATGGTCTTCACGGCGTTGAACCTGTTTCTGTTGATGAATACTATTCTGGAAAGTTCGACAAGGAAAATGCGCTTGATGCATATCTGGTCCCTTATATCAGTTCTGATCAGTTGGAGGACCTCGCGGATGATTTCACACAGTTCTTCTACGAGAAAGATACATATACCGGCTGGGGATCACCGTTGAAGCAGATTCTGCAAGAGCTTGAATTGACATGGTATCTTGCAGATCTTCCAGCGGGTGAGATGGGCAGGATATATTTTCGAGAAAAGGAAGAAGACTACGATGAATGGTACCGGATTCCAGGACGCGTGGTGCCTAAAATAGAATCCGTACACAAAGTGGTTACTCCGGGAACAATGCTGATAAGCAAGGATCACTATTTCATTAATAGGTACGGCAGCAGAGCGGATACCATAGCTCACGAGATTGTTCATTGGAATAAGCATCAACTTTTCTTTGAAATTCTTTCTTTACTTAACGGCGATGAGAAAAGCCTGCGCTGCGAAGCTGAACCTATAGGCAGCCCAGAAGGATTAGAAGGAATCGCAAAAGCACGATGGTGGGCAGAGTGGCAGGCAAATGCTCTGGCACCTCGTTATTTAATGCCACGATGGATTTTTAATGGAGAGTTTCTTCAGAGGGTCGAAAAGTATTCCCATGACGAGGACATCAGTAGAGGCGAACGACTGGAATGTGCCATGCGCGAAGTTGCTGATGTGTTTGGGGTCTCGCCATTCGAGGTAAAGCTAAGAGCCTTACAGTTGGGTTATAAACAAGCAGAAGGAACTTTTCTCCGGGTAAAAGGACATGAGCAACCTGCATTTTCTTTTAATCCGGAAGCGCTTAATGATTATGAGACCTTCATTTTGGATTCTAAGAACGGCAGCAGATTATATAACGAAGATTCACGGTTTGCCGAACTGATAGATAGCGGGCGGTTTGTATATACCGGATGCGTAGTCTGCCTTAACGACCCGCTTTATATTAAGAAGACAGACGATCCAAGCTATCCGCAGGGATATGCATTAACGGATTTTGCTCTGGAACATGTCGACTTCTGCTGCTTGAAGTTTACAAGGCACTATACCCGTGATGATCAGGCATTTGAGTATTACGACGCATGCTATCTCAGCAAGGATGTTAATGTTGCAGAGTTCAGAGAAGCCAGGGACATTGATTATTCTGTTAATGAAGATGTACTTGCAGTAAAAGAAGGCTTAATAGGATACGAGACTGAAGGCGAAAGGCTAGCTGAAATATTAGCTGCTCTTCCACCAACGTTCTGGGGTACATTTGATGCTCACATGAAGAGACTTAAGAAAGAGAAGAACCTCACCAATGAGGAGATGCACTTCCGTACTGGCTTTTCAGAAAAATACATACGGGAACTCAGAAAGGGATACAAGAACGTTTCTCCGTCAACGGTTTATGCATTATGTATCGGGTTGCACTTGCATCCGTATCTGAGTGACGATTTTATCAGAAAAGGTAGAGCAGACTTTCCGCTTACAAAAGAAGGAATGTATTACCGAACTCTTATCGAGAGACATTACATGGAGCCTCTCAGCTATATAAATGAAAAGCTTGAGGCGAGAGGATATAAGCCCTGGGGTGAAGTAGATAAAATAATGGATATAGGAGTGGATGCTCTCTGAAAAAAATTTTTCAAAAAAGATCTTATAAAAGCGGAACTCGGAGTTCCGGTCGAAAACGACGAATAATAGAGTGTTTTAAGGGCTCTGTGGTCAGCGCTAAATATAGGCGCGGCTGCAGGGCTCTTTTTTTGTGGAAAAAACCGGAACTGTCAGTTCCGCGAAGGCAAAAAAGATAACAGATACAATGCCCATGTAAAGAGTAAAACCTCTTTACAAAAGTAAAAATCTCAATTGTCCGAGTAGCGCTATTAGGACGATGGGACGCATAGAGAACTTAGATCACTGCGATAAAGGCAGCGATTGAAGTGAAGATGCACCCACCGTTAGTTTCTTGCGCTCATTTTCGGATAGCCAGGGCCTGTGGACATCTTCATCCGCAGGCTCTTCTTGTGTCCCACCGTTCCTTCCTCGGACGGAAAGGAACACAAGAATGAAGTTAAAGATTCGTTATGAACAAGAATTCCAGACAATCGAGCTGGACACGGAAGCAACCAAGCAGTTATGGGTAAGCCTCTCACTGGAGGATGAAGAAGGGCTTTCCGAGGAGGAACGCGAGCAGCGCATTCAGGATGCGTTTGATGAGCAGTTCAACAAACCAGAGTATAACATCTGGCACCGTGAGACGCGCCACATTGACCCGACTCCGAAGCGGAAGCGCATGGATGGCAGAGCCGGATATATTCAGGCGAGTGAGGATGATCCAGGGTTTGACATCATGGACTATCTTTTGACGACTGACGATATCGAGCTGCATGACAAAAATTTTGATTATGAACGTGTCTGCAGCTGGGTGCACAAGGTCCTCGTGAAGAAACCGGAATGGGCAGATGCCTTTATTGCAGTCCGCATGAATGGTGAATCGATCCGTGACTACGCAGCAAGGATCGGTGCCGACGAGAACAACATCACGCAGAAGCTGAAGCGTGCAGCGAAAAAGCTCAGAGAAAATTATCCAAACCGTCAGATTTAACTCCCTGCCGGGGCTACCTCTTGAGAGGGTAACCTCGGCTATTTCTATAAGGAGGAAGTTTGATATGGCAAATGATATCAAAGAAAAAGACCGTGAGTACAGACCGCTGGTCTATGTGGCAAGCGCGTATTCCGGTGACACGGCAGCGAACACAGAAAAGACAAAGCAGTACTGCCGCTATGCGCTGGAGCAGGGCCAGATCCCGCTGGCACCGCATCTGATGTTTCCGCTTTTTATGAATGACGCAGATCCAGAGGAACGCGAACTTGCGATTTTCATGGACGTGATCCTGCTTGGCAAGTGCGACGAGCTCTGGGTTTTCGGAGACCGCATTTCGGAAGGCATGAAGACCGAAATCGATGTGGCTAAGAAGCGCAGACAGAAGATCCGTTATTTTAAAGCCAGCATGCAGGAGGTAAGTCATGACTGAATATAAAGCAATCCAGACTGAGTACCGGGGATATCTGTTCCGTTCACGGTTAGAGGCAAGGTGGGCAGTGTTCTTTGATGCCTGCAGAATCCCCTGGGAGTATGAACCGGAAGGACTGGTTTTAAGTGACGGAACGAATTATCTGCCGGACTTTTACCTTCCTGACTTCCACTGCTTTTTTGAGGTGAAACGAAAGAGTATCAAGGGAACGGAGGAAGAGAAAAAAGCAATAAATAAGATCAGTGACGGCAGCTATACGGACAGCTGGGCCGGAATCATCTGTTTTGGAGATCCGATGGATGATGACCTGTATATCTTTTGCCAGGAAACGGATGACGGCGGCGGAGGCAGCTATGAAGGACCGGTAACCATTGGTCTGCACCCGGACACAAAGGAACCATATCTCCTTGCATATAACGACAGACGTGACAGATCCTTCTTTCCGAATTTCTCAGAGGACGAAGAATACATTCCGATGGTGACATGCGAATACGGGAAGTATCACTACCGCGATTTTGTGGGCCGCCGCATCTATCAGGCAAGGAAACTGGCACGTCAGGCCAGGTTTGAGTATGGAGAGACACCGAAGATCGGGAGGTGGAAATAAATGAGGGACTTAGCCATTGCCTACGGAAACAGCCGGCAGGCAAAGAAGTGGGTCAACAAGACGATCCAGTATGACGATCTGAAAGCGCGTCTTAGGGTGACAATCCGCACGACCGAATCAGCAGAGGAATACGCGAAGATGAGCAAGGCACAGCGCGATGCGGTAAAGGACCATGGCGGCTTTGTGGCCGGTGTTCTTGCAGGCGGCCGCAGGAAGGTGGATACCGTTGAATCCCGTTCCATGATCGCGTTGGATGGGGATCGCATCGATAAGGACTTTCTGGATAACTATGAGACAAATGCACCGTTCACGTCGTTTTTGTACACGACACACAGCCATACGCCTGAGAATCCACGAGTGCGGCTGATCTTTCCGCTGACGCGGGATATTACGCCGGAGGAGTTTGTCGCGGTCTCCCGTTATCTTGCGCAGATGCTTGGCATCGACTACTTTGACGAATGCTCCTATCAGCCAAATCAGCTCATGTACTGGCCGTCCTCACCGCAGAACGGCGCATTCGTGTACAAGGAAGTCGAAAAGGATTGGCTGAATCCGGATGACATTTTATCGGCGCATCCGGAATGGAAGGATCCGACCAGGATTCCGACATCTTCCCGCGAGAGCAAGGCTAACCAGATCACGCAGCAGAAGGTCCAGGACCCCCTGACGAAGGATGGAACGGTGGGTCTTTTCAACCGTGTCTATTTTCCAATTACCAAAGCGCTGGACACCTTTCTTTCGGATGTCTATGAGCCGACAGATAACGAAAACCGCTATCACCTGATTGCCGCCAGCAGCATGGCCGGCGTTGAGATAAAAGAGGATCGGTTCGTATACTCGCACCACGCTAAGGACCCGGCGTATCTGAAACTCTGTAACGCTTTTGACATCGTCCGGATTCACAAGTACGGCGACCTGGATGACAAGGCGTCCTTCAAGGCCATGTGCGAGTTTGCCATGCAGCAAGATGATGTGAAGGTGGCAGCGGCCAATGAGCGTCTTGCGGAAGCAGAGGCAGACTTTGCTGATTCAGGCGATGACTGGAAGAAGCGACTTAAATATCAGCCGAGGACAGGACAGCTGGAAAATACGGTCTACAACCTGAATCTTATCCTGGCCAATGATCCGGACTTCCAGAACTTCGCCTATAACGAGATGGCAAATCGCATCCAGATCACCGGTCCGCTTCCATGGGAGCGCCCGGAAGGAAACCAGTTCTGGCGGGATGCGGATACGGCACAGCTGAAGTCGATCATTGATATCCGCTATCTGCCGTTTTCGAGTAGGAACCACGATGTCGCGTTTACGAAGATCGCGGACGACCGACATTTTCACCCGGTACGCGATTACCTGAACAGCCTGCCTGAGTGGGATGGCACAAAGCGCGTGGAGGACCTCTTCATCAAATATCTGAAGGCCGATGATACCGAGTACGTCCGTACTGTGACCAGAAAGACTTTCGCGGCTGCGGTGGCACGCATCATGGTTCCCGGCACCAAATTTGACTGTGTGCCTGTGCTGGATGGTGATCAGGGTATCGGCAAGAGCACGATCGTGAAGGATCTGGTGACGCCGGACTATTATTCGGAGACGCTGTCTCTTACCGATATGGATGACAAATCCGGTGCGGAAAAACTGCAGGGCTTCTGGGTCGTCGAGATCGGTGAGCTTGCCGGCATGAAGAAAGCCGACATTGAGAAGGTGAAGGCATTTCTGTCTACATCAGATGATAAGTATCGTCCGAGCTATGGCAAGGTGGTGGAGAGCCATCCGCGCCAGTGCATCATCATCGCTACGGTCAATGGTGAACGCGGCTATTTGCGCGACATCACCGGGAACCGCCGTTTCTGGATCATTAAGGTGCACCAGAAGAAGCAGAAGAAATCCTGGAACTTTGATGACGCCTTTCGTGCGCAGTTCTGGGCGGAGGCCAAGGAAATCTGGAAGTCCGGCGAGAAGCTCTATCTCGAGGGCGACATTCTGGAAGAGGCCGAAGAAGCGCAGCGCGGCGCGATGGAGGCAGATGAGCGCGTCGGCATGATCGAGGAGTACCTGAATGCGGAGCTTCCCGATGACTGGGATACGATGGATCTCTTTGCGAGAAGAAACTATCTGACCGGCAGCGAGTTCGGCACTCCGGAGCATACCGGAGGGCATATCCGGTCCGAGGTCAGCAATGCAGAAATCTGGTGCGAGTGTTTTGGAAAGAGTCTGCAGGAGCTCAATCCTTCCGACAGCTACCGGATTGCTGCGATGATGGCACAGATTCCCGGGTGGGAACGCACCACATCCATCCGGCGTCAGCCCATCTATGGCAGGCAGCGACTTTACCAGAAAACGAAGTAACGAGACACACAACACAACTTTTTCCCTTATATTCGAAACGCGTTTTCTAAATAGTAGGAGTAAGAATACCTGTGCGCACGCGCGTAATAAATATAAGGGAATGGTTGTGATCATTGTGTTCTTGTGTCAGATGAGAGGAATACATGGACGAGAAATTTATTGAGAAGAAATTCACGGAAGCCGTGAAAAAAGCCGGTGGTCTTGCACCGAAATTCGTGAGTCCCGGGTTAAATGGTGTGCCGGACCGCATCGTGCTTCTTCCTGACGGGCATATGGCATTTGCCGAGCTTAAGGCACCTGGAAAAGAGATGCGGCCGCTTCAGCGTAGACGAAAAAGACAGCTGGAGAGCCTTGGATACCGGGTTTTCCTGGTAGATGACATAAACAAGATCGGAGGTGTCATTGATGAGATACAGCGCACATGATTATCAGAAGTATGCGACAGATTTTATCCTGACGCATCCGGTGTCCGCGGTTTTTCTTGAGATGGGACTTGGAAAGAGCGTCATCACTTTGACGGCGATCTTTGATCTCTGCCTCGATCAGTTCCTTATCGGAAAAGTGCTGGTGATTGCACCGCTACGGGTTGCGCGGGACACCTGGCCTTCGGAAATAAAGAAATGGGATCACCTGAAGGGACTGACCTACTCCGTTGCGGTTGGCACTGAGACAGAACGGAAAGTGGCCCTTATGGAGCAGGCAGATGTCTACATCATCAACCGCGAGAACGTGGACTGGCTGATTAACAAAAGCGGGATACCGTTTGACTTTGACATGATCGTGATCGACGAGCTATCGAGCTTTAAGTCGTACCAGGCGAAGCGGTTCAAGAGTCTGTTGAAAGCAAGACCGAAGGTGAAACGGATCGTGGGCCTAACCGGAACGCCAAGCAGTAACGGCCTCATGGATTTGTGGGCGGAATTCCGGGTGCTGGATCTTGGGCAGAGGCTTGGCCGGTATATCACGCATTACCGGAATGCCTACTTTGTTCCAGACAAGCGTAACGGCGAGGTGATCTTTTCCTATAAGCCGCGCCCGGGAGCACAGGACGCCATCTATAAGCGGATCTCAGATATCACAATCTCGATGAAGTCCTGCGACTACTTGCAGCTTCCGGAGTGCATCATCAACGAGGTGCCAGTTGTCATGAGCGAAAAGGAAATGGCCGTCTACGACGAGTTCCGGGAGGAGATGGTCGCCCAGATCAAGGACAAGGAGATCGATGCGGCTAATGCGGCGGTTCTTTCCGGGAAACTTCTGCAGATGGCAAATGGTGCGGTCTATGACGAGGATAAGAAAACCGTCGTGATTCATGACAGGAAGCTCGATGCCCTGGAAGATCTGATCGAAGCGGCGAATGGCAAGCCGGTGCTCATTGCGTACTGGTACCAGCACGATGCCGAGCGTATCAAGGCCCGATTCTCCGTCCGAGAGATCAAGACAAGCCAGGATATTGAAGATTGGAATGCGGGAAAAATTTCTGCGGCAATCATCCATCCGGCATCGGCAGGTCATGGCTTAAATCTTCAAAGCGGCGGCTCGACGCTCATCTGGTTTGGCCTGACCTGGAGTCTGGAGCTTTATCAGCAGACGAATGCAAGACTCCATCGGCAGGGCCAGAAGGATACGGTGGTGATTCACCATATCATTGCGAAGGGAACGATTGATGAGCAGGTCATGAAAGCGCTCCGGAAAAAAGAAAAGACACAGGATGCCCTGATCGATGCAGTGAAGGCAAACCTGAAAAGGAGGCGGTGCTGATCGATCCCTACGTAAAACTTGCGAACGCGATCATTATTCAAGCTGCAAAAGACTATCGCAGCGCAAGAAAGAAACTGAAAAAGAACCGAAAGAACGAAGAAGCAAAGCTCATGGTAGAGGATCTTGAGAGATTCTTCCGTTCCGACTATTTTGCGGCGCTGTCCGATCTTGATGGGCCGGCGCTGCTTACGAAATTAGAGGAGGAATGGCTACCATGACAGCAAAAGAATATCTGCGCCAGGCATACCGTCTGGACCAGAAAATATGCAGCGATCTGGAGGAAGTGGCATCGCTTCGTGAGATGGCGTCCAGCGTATCCTCTCCTAAGCTGACAGAACGCATCCAGACATCCAAGAACTACGATGCGCCGTTTGTCCGAAGCCTTGAGAAGATCATGGAGCTTGAGGACAAGATCAATAAGGAGATTGATCTTCTGATGGAGCTAAAGAAAGAGATACGGTCTGTCATAACATCAGTGGAGGATACGGATGAACGCATGGTCCTGAAGTACCGCTACGTTCATAACTACACGTGGGAGCAGATCGGGACAGAGCTCCATGCCGATGCCCGTACTGTAAGAAGATGGCATGGCAAGGCACTGCTTCATGTGGTGCTGCCGGAAAATCCGATCACGATATGAAATGCGCCCGAAATGTCCAGCTTTGTCCAGAGATGTCCGGGCGGCTGCTGTGATACTATATAATCAGCAGAAATGCAAAAAGAATACAGAGAGCACGAAGCCTTGTGGGGTCCTCCTCGCAGGGCTTTCTTTATGCCATGAAAGGAGGCGCAGGTCGTGCCAAGGAAACCGAAAAGGCCCTGCCGCTATCCTGGCTGCCCGAATCTTTGTGAGGACGGCGAGCAGTACTGCGAAGAGCACGCCAAGATCATGAACGATCACTACGAGAAGTTCACGCGCGGATACTCACCCGGCAAACGTTATGGCAGAGCCTGGAAGAGAATCCGTGACCGTTATGTTCGGAAGCATCCGCTTTGCGAGCAGTGCCTGAAGGAGGGCCGATACGTGGCAGCCGAAGAGGTGCATCACATCGTGCCGCTGTCTGAAGGCGGAAGCAACGAGGAAAAGAATCTGATGAGCCTTTGCCGGTCTTGTCATGAAAAGATTCATCGTGAACGCGGTGACAGATAAATTTTTTCTGACCGGGAGGGGCGGGTCAAATCGCTGTGCGCCTTTGCCGCGGAAAACGGCGCGGGGTCTTCTGTGCAAAAAAAGCGAATTCAAACGGGTAATAAGGGAAGGCGGTGAAGCAGGTGCCTACAAAATCGAATAACATCGGCGGCCGCGGCGGGAAGCGTCCGGGTGCCGGCAGGAAAAAGAGTGCGGTAAAGCAGAAATACGAGGACGGGAATCCGGGCGGAAGAAAGCTCACCGTTCTGGATATTCCAGACGTCGAGGGCGAGGATATGCCAGCACCTCATGACTTCCTCTCTGCGAAGCAGCACGACGGCTCCACGCTGGAAGCCGGTGAAATATACAAAGAGACATGGGAATGGCTGGAGCAGCTCGGTGTGGCTAAGGCGGTATCGCCGCAACTCTTGGAGCGCTATGCGATGTGCTGCGCCAGATGGATTCAGTGTGAAGAGATGACCACTCGGCTCGGATACCTTTCCAAGCATCCGACGACTGGGAAGCCGATCCCTTCTCCGTTCATCAATATCGGAATCAACTATATGAATCAGGCTAATCGCCTGTGGAACGAGATCTTCCAGATCGTCAAGGAAAACTGCTCAACCGAATACAGTGGAATGAATCCGCAGGATGACGTGATGGAACGGCTTCTTCGTGCAAGGAAGGGAATGTAATGAATACACAGAAATTAGAGCAGGTACCGATCGACAAGTTGGTGCCTTATGCAAGGAATGCAAGAACACACAGCAAGGAACAGATCGCGCAGCTTCGAGCAAGCCTTCGCGAGTTCGGATTTGTCTCGCCAGCGGTGATCGACGCCGACTATAACATTCTGGTCGGTCACGGACGCGTGCAGGCAGCGAGGGCGGAAGGCTATGAGACAGTGCCATGCGTCTTTGCCGAGAATCTTACCGATGCGCAGAAGCGTGCCTATATCCTTGCGGACAATCAGTTAGCCCTGAACGCAGGCTGGGATGAAGAGATGCTGTCCGTGGAACTTTCTGATCTTCAGGACGCATCCTTTGATCTGTCGCTTCTTGGCTTTGACGATGACGAACTTGAAAAGCTCCTCGGAACCGGTGAACAAAAAGATGTTGAAGATGATGACTTTGATCTGTCGGCAGCACTTGAAAAGGCATCCTTTGTGGAACCGGGTGATCTCTGGACCGTGGGAAGGCACCGCCTTTTATGCGGAGATGCCACTTCTAAGGAGGATGTCGATCGGCTCATGGGTGAAACCAGAGCGAATCTGGTACTGACCGATCCGCCATACGGCGTTTCCTTCAAGGCATCGGACGGTCTTACCATCAAGAATGACAGTTTGAAGGGCGAGGAGTTTTACAATTTCCTGCTTTCCGCTTTCAAGAACATGGCGGATCATCTGGAAAAAGGCGGTGCAGCCTATTGCTTTCACGCAGACACGGAAGGACTTACTTTCCGGAGGGCTTTCGTCGATGCGGGCTTTCACCTGGCCGGCGTATGCATCTGGGTGAAGAATTCCCTGGTGCTTGGCAGATCCGACTACCAGTGGCAGCACGAACCGGTGCTCTACGGGTTCATTCAGAATGGGAAGCATTCGTGGTATTCCGATCGCAGTCAGACGACGATCTGGAATTTTGATAAGCCGAAGAGAAACAAGGACCATCCGACATCGAAGCCGCTGGATCTTCTTGGCTATCCGATCAAGAATTCAACGCAGGAAAATGCCGTGGTCATTGACACCTTCGGCGGCTCCGGCTCCACACTGATGGCATGCGAGCAGCTGAACCGCACCTGCTATATGTGCGAGCTTGATCCGAAGTATGCGTCGGTGATTCTCCGCCGCTACGTGGAGGACACCGGCGATGCAGAAAATGTGACAGTCGAGAGGGCCGGCAAGAAATACACATATGCCGATCTTGTCAAAGAGGTCGAATTCGAGACGGCATAATACACTGATTTCGTTTCTGCTTTCCGGCCGAAAATAACCTCAGAAAAAGCCAGAATTCGCTTGCTATATCCGGCCTTTAGAGTGATGTATGTACGTACCAAAAGGCACAGGGCCTTAAGGAAAACACATACGGAGGTACGAATACATGAAAGCAAGAACAGAGAGAACCGGAAAGGAACGAAAGGCGCTGGTGGAAGCCATCGCAACAATCACTGGAGAAAAGGCGACCTACTTTGGGATGCCGACAGCAGGCTATGAGATTGGAAGCATTACGGTGGACCGGGACGGCAGCATTGCCTGCGAGGACGAAGAAATGATGAAAGAACTGATTTCAAGCCTGGCAGACGTCGGCATTTCCGCAGAGATTGAAGAAGTACAGGAGGAACCGGAAACGGAAGAAGCCGAAGAAATAGAGACGACGGAAAAAACAGATTCCACGGGACTTACGATCAGCCTGCCGCTTGATAAGGTGGCGGTCGGAAACCTGACAAATCTTCTCACAGCAAAGGGAAGCCTCATCAAAAAGGCACTTGGCATTGACGAGCTTCCGATTGATATCGGCGAGGATCGGATTTCATTTCCATGGTTTACCGAGATGCCGGAAGCGGATGCGGCGAAAGCATATACCGACTTCATTTCCCTGCTCTGCAAGCTCTCGAGGGCACTCAAGCGAGCAAGCAGCACAGAGACGGAGGTCACAAACGAAAAGTACGCCTTCCGCTGCTTCCTTCTCCGGCTTGGCTTTATTGGGCCGGAGTACAAGACGGAGCGAAAGATTCTGCTTCAGAACCTGATCGGGAATTCCAGCTGGAAGAACGGCACACCGGAGAAGGAGGAAGAAGCATGCGAGGAATAAGAGAAGATCAGCTGATTGCCCTAAGGAAAACCTATCCGGCCGGTACCCGCGTCGAGCTCGTCCAGATGGATGATGTTCAGGCACCGCCGGCAGGAACCAAGGGAACCATCATCGGCGTCGACGATACCGGCAGCATCATGGTGAGCTGGGATAACGGCTCTGGACTCAATGTGATCTACGGCGTTGATTCCGTAAGAAAGGCGGTGGACTGAGATGGATGAAAAAGTTAGAGAACAGATCCTTGCTATCCGCGATACCGGCCTGACGAACATGTTTGACGTTCCGATGGTGCAGCGGCTGGCCTTCGACCGGGATTTCTACGAACTGGTGCTTTTTCTAGAGGATCACCGGCAGGAATACGTGAAATTCATCATGACCGGAGAAGCGTAAACTGCACACTTCATGCGTGAAATTTTTCTCTGAAATAGTCACATATATCTCGATAATAACTTGCTATTAGAGGGCTTCAGAGTGATATATGTACATACCAAAAGAGAACAAGCCAAGGAGGAAACAGACATGAAGTACACAGTTAAAGCCATTGAGAACGCAAAGCCGGGAATGAAATGGGAGGACATCGGATGCCACTGGACGCTCGGACAGGCATACCTCTACAGCAAGGAAGCGGGAAACGACCTGCCGAACTTCGCTGAGGTCATCTGGGATAACGACATTGAGACGATCCTTGCCGACTGCAGGAAGCTTGGCATCAAGGAATTCACGATCAGCTCCACTTTTTCAAGCCTGATCGAAACCATCGCCCGCTTCGAGGAGCTCGGCTGCACACTGGACGGGATCGTTAAAGTAAGGGAGCGCTACACCCACTTCGGAAGCAGCGAGCACGCGCTGATTCCGGCCTTTAAGATGACAGTCAAGGAAGCGTAACCGATGGACGGAATTACACAATCCGCTCCGCAGAAACCGCACGGAAAATAGTCACATATATCTTGAAAAATGACTTGCTATTATTGGCGCTTAGAGTGATATATGTACACACCGAAAAGGAAAACAAAGCAGACGGAGGATACGAACATGTGGGAAAAAGGAACACTTCTGATCGACGGAACAAACGTAAAATACTGCGTGAAGCATTACGGCGAGCCTTCCGAGGAATACGGCATCGAAGGCGGATGCATTTCCAAGATGGAGCTTCGGATTGACGGCAAGGTCACACTGAACTACGACCGCGGTTGGGACATGGAACCGGAGGACGAGATAAGCCAGCTTGCCTACGCGGTTCTCATTAAGCAGTACAACTAAGCAGAAACTGAATTTGAAAATTCCGAAAGCAGAGCTGAGAGCGGCTCTTGCTCTCGTACTTCATATAGATACCACGAGGATCGCAATCAGAGGATTGGCGGTCTTTTATTTTGCCCGGAAAGGAGGCGTCGCTCGTGGCAATGAGAAAACTGAAAGACTATAAACCGACTCGTTTCATGGCAGAGACGTCTCATTACAGCAAGGAGATGGCGGATTTCGCGGTGCTCTTTATCGAGCAGCTCTGCCATACCAAAGGAACCTGGGCCGGAAAACCATTCGAATTGATCGACTGGCAGGAACGTATCATCCGGGATCTGTTCGGTATTCTAAAGCCAAACGGCTACCGGCAGTTTAACACAGCCTATATCGAGATCCCAAAGAAGATGGGCAAGTCAGAACTTGCTGCTGCAGTGGCGCTGCTTCTTTGCTGCGGAGATGGCGAGGAGCGCGCCGAGGTCTATGGCTGTGCTGCGGACAGGCAGCAGGCGGCGATTGTCTTTGATGTGGCAGCGGACATGGTTCGGATGTGCCCGGCATTAAACCGGCGCGTGAAGATCCTGACATCACAGAAGCGAATCATTTATGCGCCGACGAACAGCTTCTACCAGGTGCTCTCGGCGGAGGCATATTCGAAGCATGGCTTCAATATCCACGGGGTTGTCTTTGATGAGCTGCACACGCAGCCGAACCGCAAACTCTTTGATGTCATGACGAAGGGCTCCGGCGACGCTAGGATGCAGCCACTGTATTTTCTGATCACGACAGCCGGAACAGATACCAATTCCATCTGCTATGAGACCCATCAGAAGGCGAAGGATATCCTGGAAGGCAGAAAGATCGATCCGACCTTCTATCCGGTGATCTACGGAGCAGATGAATCGGATGACTGGACAGATCCGGAAGTCTGGAAGAAGGCTAATCCGTCCCTCGGCATCACAGTAGGCATCGACAAGGTCGAAGCGGCCTGCGAGTCTGCCAAGCAGAATCCGGGAGAGGAGAACTCCTTCCGGCAGCTGAGGCTCAATCAGTGGGTGAAGCAGGCGGTTCGCTGGATGCCGATGGATAAGTGGGATGCCTGTGCCTTTCCAGTGAACGAGGAAGACCTCGAAGGGCGCGTCTGTTACGGCGGGCTCGACCTTTCCAGCACGACCGACATCACCGCCTTCGTACTGGTATTTCCGCCGCTGGATGAGAATGATAAGTATGTCGTTCTTCCATATTTCTGGGTGCCGGAGGATACGCTTGATCTCCGGGTCCGGCGCGACCACGTCCCGTATGAAGTCTGGGAGAAGCAGGGGTATATTCAGACCACAGAAGGCAATGTCATCCACTACGGATTCATAGAGATATTTATCGAGAACCTAGGCGAGCGTTTCAACATCCGGGAGATTGCCTTCGACCGGTGGGGTGCTGTTCAGATGGTGCAGAACCTGGAGGGCATGGGATTTACGGTTGTACCGTTCGGACAGGGCTTTAAAGATATGTCGCCGCCTACGAAAGAGCTTATGAAACTAACGCTGGAAAAGCGGATCGCCCACGGCGGGCATCCGGTGCTCCGCTGGATGATGGACAACATCTACATTCGAAGGGACCCGGCAGGAAATATTAAGGCGGATAAGGAGAAGTCCACAGAGAAGATCGACGGTGCCGTTGCGACGATTATGGCGCTCGACCGTGCGATCCGCTGCGGCAACGACAATGGTGCTTCCGTGTATGACACGAGAGGCATCTTATTTTTATAGGAGGACGGTGAGACATGAGCATCTTTTCTAAAATCTTCCGGTCAAGAGATAAGCCGAAGGACTCTACGAACCGTTCCGGATACCGGTACTACTACGGCTATTCGTCGACCGGGAAGGCTGTGACAGAGCAGTCGGCAATGCAGATCTCAGCAGTCTATGCCTGCGTGAGAGTTCTGTCGGAAGCCATCGCATCGCTGCCGCTTCACACCTACGTGTATAACGAGGACGGCAGCAAGAAGAAAGCCATCGAGCATCCGCTTTACCGGCTTCTTCATGATGAGCCGAATCCGGAGATGACGTCCTTCATCTTCCGCGAGACATTGATGACGCACCTTCTGATGTGGGGCAATGCCTACGCGCAGATCATCCGGAACGGCAGGGGCGAGGTCGTCGCGCTCTATCCGCTGATGGCAAACCGCATGCGGGTGGACCGTGACGAGAACGGAAAGCTCTACTACGAATACCAGATGATCTCGTCTGATGCGCCGACCATGAAAACGGGAACGGTGAGACTCTCGCCTTCCGACATGCTGCATATCCCGGGACTTGGCTTTGACGGCCTGGTCGGATATTCACCAATAGCGATGGCAAAGAACTCCATTGGCATGGCAATGGCAACCGAGGAGTACGGTGCGACTTTCTTCAAGAACGGCGCGAATCCGTCCGGGATTCTCTCGATGCCGGGCGTCGTGAAAGACCCGGAAAAGATCCGGTCATCCTGGGAGGCAGGATTCGGCGGAAGCTCTAATGGCAACAAGGTCGCCATCCTTGAGGAAGGCATGACCTATACGCCAATTTCCATCTCGCCGGAGCAGGCGCAGTTTTTGGAGACGAGAAAATTCCAGCTGGATGAGATCGCGAGAATCTTCCGTATCCCGCCGCACATGATCGGCGACCTTGAGCATGCGACCTTCTCCAATATCGAAGAGCAGTCGCTGGAGTTTGTGACTTATACGCTGGAGCCGTGGCTTTCCCGCTGGGAACAGTCGATGCAGAGAGCGCTGCTTCTTCCGGAAGAAAAGAACCAGTACTTTATCCGCTTTAACGTTGACGGACTCCTTCGCGGCGATTACGCCAGCCGTATGAGCGGTTACGCGACCGGAATCCAGAATGGGATCATGTCGGTCAACGATGTAAGAAGCCTGGAAAACATGGATCTGCTTTCTGATGAGGAAGGCGGCAACATCCACATCTTAAACGGAAATGTCGTCAAGCTAGCCGACGCTGGCAGCGCATACACAAACAGTCCAGATGAAAAGGAGGACACAGATGAAGACGCAGAAGAAGTTCTGGAGATGGGTAAGAAACAAACTTCCCGATCCAGAAAATCCAGAAGAGACAACTGAAGAAAGAACGCTGTTCCTTGATGGGACGATTGCGGAAGAGAGCTGGTTTGACGATGATGTCACGCCGGCTCTTTTCAAATCGGATCTTTCAGAAGGAACAGGAGACATCACTGTCTGGATCAATTCGCCGGGCGGTGACTGCTTTGCAGCGGCGCAGATTTACAACATGCTCCGCGATTATCCGGGAAAGGTCACGATCAAGATTGATGGCCTCGCAGCATCCGCCGCCTCAGTCATTGCGATGGCGGGCGATACGGTGCTTGTCAGTCCGGTATCCATGATCATGATCCATAACCCTTCCACGGTTGCGATGGGAAACTCCGCAGAGATGCAGAAGGCCATCGAGATGCTCGATGAAGTGAAGAATTCCATCATCAATGCCTACCAGGTGAAGAGCGGTCTTTCCAGAAACAAGCTCAGTAAGCTAATGGATGAAGAGACCTGGATGGATGCCGGGAAAGCGGTCGAGCTTCACTTTGCCGATGCGATCACTGAGCGAAATTCTCTCTATGGGAAGACGGCAGAGCCTGATCCGGACGAGGAAGAAAAGGATACACCGCCGGATGAAGATTTGGAGGATTACAAGACACCCGGCATGCTCTTTTCCCGATACCGCGTCGCGGCAGCCATGAACCAAAAGCTCTGTGACTACGTCAAGACGCATGAGCCGGAGCCGGAAGCAGCAGATGATACACACAGAATTGACGAGCTCGAGAAACGTCTCGATCTCATGAAGAAATTTATCTAAGGAGGATACACACCATGAATGTACAGGAACTGATCAATAAGAGAGCAAACGTCTGGGAGAATGCGAAGGCATTTCTCGAGGACCACAGAAACAACGAGGGAATCCTTTCTGCGGAGGATGGCGCAACCTATGACCACATGGAGGATGAAATCACCAGCCTTACAAAGGAAATCGACAGACTCCAGCGCCAGAGAGATATCGACGACATGCTTGGCAAGCCAACAGCAACGCCGCTTACCGGAAAGCCTGGTGCCGGTGCACCGGATGATCCTGAGAAGGTCAAGACCGGTCGCGCGTCCGAGCAGTACAGAAAGGACATGCTGACAGCCTTCCGTACCAACTTCCGTAAGATCAGTAACGTTCTCCAGGAATCCGTACCGACAGAAGGCGGATACCTTGTTCCGGAGGAATGGGACAGCCGACTGATCGATGTTCTGACTGAGGATAACATCATGAGAAGCCTTGGAACGACCATCACGACTTCCGGCGGGCACCGCATCAATATTGCGGCAACGAAGCCTGCAGCAGCGTGGATAGATGAAGGCGGAGAACTGACCTTCGGAGAGGCAACCTTTGAACAGAAGAATCTCGATGCCTACAAGCTTCATGTGGCTATTAAGATCACGGAGGAGCTGCTTTACGACAACGCCTTCAATCTTGAGAACTACATCATCACACAGTTCGGCAAGGCCATCAGCAATGCCGAGGAGGATGCCTTCTTAAACGGCGACGGCAACAAGAAGCCAACCGGCATCTTTGATGCGACAAATGGCGGAACGGTCGGCGTGACTCTTTCCGGCGCTACGATCAAGACGGACGACATCATCAGCCTGATCTATGCGTTAAAGCGTCCGTACAGAAGAAACGCCTCCTTCATCTTAAACGATGCGACGCTTGCCGCCATCCGTAAGTTGAAGGACAACAACGGCGCGTATCTCTGGCAGCCTTCCTACCAGGCAGGTGAGCCGGACCGCATCTGCGGATATGTAGCTCATACATCTCCTTATGCACCGGTGCTTGAAGCCGGAAAGCCGGTCATGGCCTTTGGCGACTACAGCTATTACAACATCGGCGACCGCGGAACCAGAACACTCCAGGAGCTTCGCGAGCTTTTCGCGGGAAATGGCATGGTCGGTTATGTCATGAAGGAAAGAGTGGACGGCCTTCTGGTTCTTCCAGAAGCCGTGCAGATCATGCAGGCCGGCGCATCCGCATAAGAGAGCGCTGGGAACGGAGGTGAAATGGGATGAGCGTGACGCTTGATGAAATGAAGACTTATCTTCGCGTGGATTCCGGCGATGAAGATGCATTGATCGAAAGTCTGCTTGCTGCAGCTAAAAAGCTCTGCATGGACGTTGCCAGATGTGACAGCGAGGAGGAATTCGAGGCTATTCCGGTATCAAAGATTGCGGTCATGTTTGCGACCGCTTATCTCTTCGAGCACCGCGAGGAAGCCGATCACGAGAAGCTCACCTTTTCCCTCCGCGCCCTGCTCTTTGCTGACAGGGAGGAGGGATTCTGATGGACATAGCCGCTATGCGGGTCCGGGTAACCTTCCAGAAGAACGCGGTCACCATAGACAAGTATGGCAACCATACATCTGAATGGACCGACTATTTCACCTGCTGGGCGACGGTCGGAACGGGAACAGGATCAGAGTCAGACGGTGAGGTGATCAATCCGGAGGAGTCTCTTGATTTCACCTGCCGCTACTGCTCCGAACTTGCCGCAGTCGAATCCACGAAATACAGGATTCTCGCAGAAGGTCATGTCTACAACATTACCTATGTGAATCCGAAGATCGG